CACAAAAACAATTAACCTCAGATCTATAATGCCATATATTCCATTAAGTAGAATCCAGATGAACCTTTACACCGGTGGAGGGGAGTATGCTATAGCACGAACAGGTAGAGAATATATTGGATACTACTACAAGTTATATACCGGGAAAGTATTTACTGGAAACACCCCAAATGATGCTTTCACCGAAGAGCTTACCCCAATTTTTACAAGTAACGAAAATACAACAGATCCAGTTGATAATAGCACAGTGTACATTGCTTTATTTACCGGAGATCCCGATCCACCACTAGTCGGAGATCCAGAATTATTCCCTTGGAATAATAAAAATATTGTTCAGTATTTAAGATTAAAAGGACAAAATCCTAATACTATTCAAGCAAAAAATATGATTCAGAGTTATATACCGCAACCAACTCCGGATGATTATAAGCTTGGACAGTTCTATAGGTACTTTGTAAAGAAGAAAAATGAAAATGTTTACAAAGAAATAAGCCAAGATACCTATAATAAGGTTTTAAAATCAGATAAAACTCTATACAGTAAGTATTATAAACCTTTCCGTTTATTATGGCAGATCTCCGGAAGTGAAACTGATACCGGTCAAGCAAACAGGAAAATGACTCTATATGCTGAGAAGACTTTAAAAATCATAGGGCTTCAACAATTCCTCAAAGAAGACTACACAAAGTTCTATAAGAAGTAGGCTTTCTAAAGATAAATTACTATCTTTATTGAAAGGTTATGTTTTGGCTAGTAGAAACACAGGAGCAGTTTGATAAGTTACAATTCGAATTAGGAAGCGAGATATTCGTTCTACCTATCCGAAAGCATCCGGAGATGCACCCGGGCATTTATGCTCCGTTATCTCTTTACCTAAGAGACATTACCCAACCTAAAGGATTCTTAATTAACTTCTTCCATCCGGAAGCATTACAGTTTGATCCTCTACAGGTTAAGGAATACCTTAAAACGTTTAAGAAAATCTATACTCCGGATAAAAAGACGTTAAACTACACGTATTTTGGAACAAATACTTTTGATTTGAACTTATCAGAGTATAAAGAAGTAAGAAAGCAGACCTACGCTTACAACTTCTTCTCTCAGAAGTATTATGAGGCAGAGGATCTAAACTCAATCATTCCGATAGTAAAGCATTTTGAGCAATGTGAAATAATCTTTGAAGAATATGCTTCAGTAATTAAGAAGTATACTCCGAATGATTATCACGATGATCTTTGTAACGTATTTTGGTTTATAGAAAGAAACGGTTTGAAGGTTAATAGTGCCTTTGAAAGATACTTTGAGTTAAAGAGACCCTTTCTATCCCGCTATAACTCTTATACATTCACTCAATACAACCTCAATACTACAACGGGTCGACCTTCTAATACGTTTAACAGCTTAAACTTTGCGGCCTTACCTAAAGAAAACGGTTCTAGATCGGTTTTTATACCGAGAAACGACTTTTTATTGGAGATTGACTTGACTGCTTACCATCCGACGTTGATTGGGCAGATGGTTGGATACGAATCACCGACCGGTGATATCTACGAAGATTTTGCATTAAAGTACGGAATGGACCGAACAGAAGCAAAAGGATTGGTGTTTAAGCAGTTATACGGGCATATCTTCGATCAATACAAAGACTTTGAATTCTTTCAGTTAACTCAGAAGCTTATTGAGGAAATCTGGAATACATTCTCTAAGACGGGTAAGTATACGGTTCAGGAGACCGGGAAGGTATTTAAAAAAGATGACTTAACTAACATGAATCCTCAAAAGTTGTTTAATTATATTATTCAACATTGGGAAACTTATAATAACGTTGCAATTTTAAAGGAAATCCTTTATATTATTAATAACAGTGAGACAAAATTAGTATTGTATACATATGATGCTTTCTTGTTGGATATTAGTAAACAAGATAAAGATAAGATAAGAGCAATATTAACAGTATTTAACGACAAGAAACTAAAGATAAAAACAAGTTATGGACCAAACTACGACACTTTACAGCCCCTTTGATATTTATGATAGAGAAACTATCAATACCGGAGACGTGAATAATAAGTTATTTTGTACATTCGTACCACTAAATGAAGTGGATTCCTTTGTAAAAGGCATCACCAGCGAATATACTATTTTATATAATAAAATTTTTATATTACATATTAAAAGCAATGATGAGTACGTTTGTACTTATAATGTAGATCAACCCAACATCAATAACATTCCAGAGAATACAATCCTGGTGCATAGAAAAAAGGAAACAAATACCTTGTATACTATCAATGCTTTGAATGAATTTATCAAAAGCCTCAATGAAGGAATCGTTGATACGAACTTCAGAATCAATTGGCAGCATTACAAGAATACAATTCTGCTGACTCAGCAAGGAGATCTAAAACTCCTTAGAACAAAGATCTACGATATAGTAGAACTTTAAGTTGCCTCTCTAAGGTAATCTTCGTATATTAATATAAATAAAAGTTATGAAATTTAGAGCAGAAAACAACGAATGGCATCACGGCTTTCAAATGGACTTCGCTAACGGATGTACTATTAGTGTTCAATTTAGCAAAGGCAATTATTGTGATGAAGGTAAAACAACCGCCGAAGTAGCGGCCTGGAACGGCAATGGTGATTGGATGGTCTGGTATGGTGATAACTGGGTTGTATTAACTGATGGATATACAGACATTATGACTCACCAAACAACAGATGATGTTGCAATGATGATTAGTGAATTAGTTAAATTGAAATAATATGGTTATATTTTTATTAATAGTAGTGATACTTTACCTAGGTGCTATAAACGATAAGTTAAAGAAGTAATGAGTCCACACCAAAAAACAGCATTAGAACTTATACATGATTACTATTTCATGTTACCGAACAACGGTTCATTGAATAGTGGTATTAATAGCTGTGAATCACGTTATAAAGAAGCGATTGAATGTGCTTTAGTAAGCCTTAAACGACTTATTTTAACATTAGAATTCATATCAGTAGAATCAAATGATCCTAGGATTATGAGTAGAATTAATTTTTATGATGAGGTACAAGCCGAATTATATAAAATAAAAGAGGGTAATGGCGGTGTATCATTTAATGAATTAATAGAGGTATTTAAAAAATAATAATATGAAACGAGCAGAAATACACCCTAATACTTTCCTTTTTATGGAGGTAGCAGAAATAAAACCATCACTCGATATGGTACTCCACACAGAAGAACCAGGTTCAGAAATACTAACGTTTGACTTTAGAAAAGCAGCAGAAGAATTCTTTGAGGTATGGGGAGATGAAACGTGTGATTTATTTAGAGAACAATTGATCAAGGTGATGCAAGAAAATACACTCCCTTACAGGAAAAACTTAACAACGAACAATGATAAGTAAGATTAGAAACAAATGGTTTACAGCTAACTTTGTACTTCGTCACAGATGGGAAGACGGAGATTATACCGATTATGAACTACGTCAGCTGAAAAGCACATTAAAGTTAGGTGTGTGGGCAAAAACATATGAAGCAGTCGGCAAAAGAAAAGGTACTCCTAAAGAAGTATTTAATAAGAATAACCATGTTAGAGTTTACATGATTGGACTAAACCTTATTGTGTGTAATGTATGGATGGATATCAGCAGACCAACATTTGGAAGTTAATATGAGCAACAATAAACAAACAACAGACACGACATGGGATGAATACGGCAATCCAAAACCAAAGCTAACTGGATTATCAAAGATACTTTGGGGCGATAGTAGTACATGTAGTGTTACATTTTATCCTAAAGATGATGATCAAGCAATGATCGACTACAATAAAATGGAAGAGGAATGGGAAATGGAAAACTACAACGAAATGAAAGATGAGCAACAATAAACAAAGTTGCAATTCAGAAATAAATTACATATATTAATAACAAACAATTATGGATATCAATTCAATCAAAGCAAAGCTAAGCGCTTTGCAAACTCAGCAAAGCCGTCCTTCCGGAGAGGCACGTAAGAATGTCTTCTGGAAACCTGCCGTGGGCAAGCAAACAATTCGTATTGTACCTTCTGCGTACAACAAATCAAATCCTTTCTCGGAACTATTCTTCCATTACGGAATTGACAAAAACCCAATTATCTCTCCTACTAACTGGGGTGAGACTGATCCGATCGTTGAATTTGCAAAACAACTACGTCAATCAAAAGACAAGGAATCTTGGAGATTGGCTCGCAAACTCGATCCTAAAATGAGGGTATTCGTACCCGTTATCGTTAGAGGTGAAGAAGCTGAGGGCGTTAAGCTTTGGGGCTTCGGTAAAGAGATCTACATGGAATTACTTTCTATGGTAGAAGATGAGGACATCGGGGATTACACCGACATCGTTTCAGGTCGTGACTTGAATTTGACTACAGTGGGTGCTGATACTACCGGAACCGGTTTTAATAAAACTACCGTTCGTGCACGTACTAAAGAGTCTACTTTGACCGACGATGATGCAATGTTGCAAACTATTTTGAAAGATCAACCAGATCCTTTGAAAGTATTCTCTAGAATGTCTTTTGATGACATGAAATCAGTATTGCAGAAATGGTTGGCAGTAGACGAAGAAGGAACAGAAGGTTCTATTATTTCTGAGCCTGCCTCTAACTTTGATGGCGGTAAAGCAGCAGCTCCTGCTGCCGAAGAACTTCCTTGGAAGAAGCCTGCAAATCCTTTCACTCTAGAGACTCAAGGTAAGAAAGTAGAATCAAAAGCCGACAAGTTCGATTCATTATTCAACGACGACGATAACGATTTACCTTTCTAATAGACAATGGCTAAGAAAGAAAAAGCGTCGTTAACGGAGGCCGTGTCGGCAGAACTTAAGAAAGGATTCTCTTTAGATAAATTCAAAGAGAAGAAGCTCCTTAAGAGCAACGTTAAGTTTAAAAACCAGGCATGGATTCCTCTATCGGCTGCATTCCAAGAAGTAACTTCTATTCCTGGAATCCCAATGGGCCACATTGTAATGCTGAGAGGTCATTCCGATACAGGAAAGACCACGGCATTGCTTGAGGCAGCAGTATCGGCCCAGAAAGCAGGCATCCTTCCAGTATTCATTATCACAGAGATGAAATGGAATTGGGAGCATGCTATTCAGATGGGTCTTCAAGTAGAGCAGTCAGTTGATGAAACAACCGGTGAAGTTCTTGATTACGGAGGATTCTTTATCTACGTTGATAGAGAGACTTTAAATACAATCGAGGATGTTGCTGGATTTATTCTAGACTTGATTGACGAACAGAAGAAAGGAAGTCTACCTCATGACTTACTATTCCTATGGGATTCAATCGGTTCAGTACCCTGTGAACTTTCAGTACGTTCTAATAAGAACAACAACGAATGGAATGCAGGTGCAATGTCAACTCAGTTCGGTAACGGTGTAAACCAACGCATTGTAATGTCTCGGAAAGAGTCTTCTCCTTACACTAACACATTAGTAGTAGTTAATAAGGTATGGACTCAGAAGCCTGAATCACCCATGGGTCAACCTAAGCTGATGAATAAGGGCGGCTTTGCAATGTGGTACGATGCAACGTTCGTTGTAACGTTCGGTAACATCATGAATGCAGGAACTTCCAAGATTAAAGCAATCAAGGATGGTAAGCAGGTAGAATTTGCCAAGAGAACTAATCTCCAGATTGATAAGAATCATATCAACGGAATTACAACTCGAGGTAAAATCATTATGACCCCTCACGGATTCTTAAACGATGACGAAAAACAGCTCAAGAACTACAAAGATGCTCATACTAAGGAATGGTCTGCCATTCTAGGAGGAGGAGACTTTACAGTAGTAGAAGAAGCTTATGAGGATGTAACACCTAGTTTCTTCCAGGAAGAGCCGGAATAGGATTAAGAGCCCCTATTAGTTTAGGGGCTTTTCCTATATTTATATAAAAACATTACAAATGGATAATTTTGATTTAAAAAAGTACTTAGTAGAAAACAAAGTAACTACTAATTCTAGAATGTTAGAAGTTGAAATGGGAATGGTTCCTGCCGACGTTACCGGAAAGGATAGCTATGACGGTGCTTTACCTGCAGGAGTTAAAGGAGATATAAAAAAATTCTTTGATGATTTTTTTAACAGCCCTCAAGCAATAAACTTTGCTAAAAAAATAGTAGCAAAAATGTCACCCGAAGATAAACAAGCTTTCTTAAAAAGTGAATTAAATGAAGACTTTCATGACACTATTAGAAGCTTAGGAGGGTATAAACCAGGTGAAGAACCTACTCTTGTAGATGATATAGTAGGAAGAATTTTAAAAACTTTTGGACAATTAGGTTTTATGAGTGGAGGACTAATAACTCCACTAGTTATTGCAGCTTTAGATGCTTTTGGTGGAACTAGCATAGGGCAACAGATAGGATTTGGTGGAATGGTAGTATCTATAATTGCAACATACATAGGTGGTGGTTTGATAACTTTGATAGGAAAAATCCTTCAAAATGACAGAGATACTGACATGTTATCATAATAATTTTTAATTGTAAAAATAAACTTTAAAGAGCCCTTGCAAGTCAAGGGCTTTTTTATTATCTTAAATTAAGTTATGAAAGCAGAATATAAAGCCTTACTTGAGAACATCAAGGAAGTAGAAGAGGTAATACCCACAGACGAAAATTTTCACTCCCGCGTATTAGTAATCGATGCATTGAATCTATTCTTTAGAAACTTTGCAACTATCAATATGACTAACAACGACGGAGCCCACATTGGAGGTCTGGCCGGATTCATCAGATCATTAGGTTCATTAATTCAGCTGGTACAGCCGACAGGCGTTTACGTAATCTTTGACGGAGTAGGATCTTCTACTAACAGAAAGAATTTATTGCCTGAATACAAATCAAACCGAGGCATTAACCGAATTACAAACTGGGATGCATTTGAATCGTTAGATGATGAGAATGATGCAAAGGTTGGTCAAATTACTAGAATCATTCATTACCTTCAGTGTCTCCCGGTCAAAGTTGGAATGATTGATAAGGCAGAGGCAGATGATATGATTGCTTATATGTCTAGGGAGTTACCCCGAAGATTCAATTCTCAGATGATTATTGTTTCTTCTGATAAGGATTATCTCCAGCTGGTAAACGACAACGTTACTCTCTACAGACCGGTCACAAAAGTATTCTACGGACCAAAAGACGTTAAGAAAGAGTTTATGGTTCATCCGGATAATTTTATTATCTACAAAACAATGCTTGGAGACCAATCAGATAAGATTGAAGGCATTAAAGGATTAGGACCAAAGACACTTTTAAAGCTATTCCCAGAAATCTTAGATGTTCCAATGTCAATGCAGGACATCTTCGATTATGCCGAAGATCACTTAACTGAACATCAGATTTATGCCCGGGTATTATTTGCTCGTCAGAACCTACTCAACCACTATAAGCTAATGGATTTAAAGAATCCAATTCTGGATGATAGACAGATTGCTTACATCAACGGATTAATTAATGAAGAGAATAATGACTTTCATAAAAAGCATTTTATCGACCTTTATGAAATGGATGGACTAGCACACTTTATTAAGAACGTTGATTATTGGGCAACAGATACATTCTTTAAGTTGTCTAAGTTCAAATAAGTTCGTATATTTATAACATATTTATAACTAAAACAAAACATGGATAATTTTGATTTAAAGAAGTACTTGGTAGAAAATAAAGTAACCGGTAATTCAAGGATGTTGAGCGAAGATGAAGGTGAAGCCCCACTTGTTATTACTGTAAAAGTAACTGATAAAGGAAAAGGTTCAATGGGTCTCTATACCGGTCCTTCTGAAATTACAATGACTTCTGCTAAGAATAATTCTCAAATGGAATCAGATAATTATTATATCGGAAATCAAAAATATGAATTAGGTAAAGAAGTGAATGTTTACTTTGCTGTGTACCGACATGATATAAAGGAAATTCAAACTATATACTTAATACCTAAAAGAGCTGGACAATTTAAAGAACTAGTTGACAGCAAATCTCTTAACCCCCGAGAAATGGAAAATTTACCCTCCGATATAAGACAGGTTCCTGATGCGTATTTTAAATTTGAAAATGGGTTTGAAAAAGGAATGAAAGACCATAGAGGGTATTTTGAAATAGTTTAAGACACTTTCAGAAATAAACTTTAAAGAGCCCTTGCAAGTCAAGGGCTTTTTTATTATATTAATAGTAATAAGTTATAAAAAGAAGTTATAAAAAATGGCAGCGTTAAAGACACTAGTAGATTACGGAGCTCCTTTCCAAGTAAAGACCATCGGAGCATTATTAACCAGAAAAGAATTCGTTCAGAACATCTACGATATTTTATCTGATGAGCACTTTCCAAACCCTGCTCACAAATGGATCATTAATGAGATTCTCAGATACTGGAATAAGTATCATACAGTCATCTCAATGGATACCCTTAAGGTAGAAGTTAAGAAGATTGATAACGATGTACTTAAGACTTCTATCGTCGAGCAGATCAAAGAAGCTTATAGACATTCAGACGACGAACTTCAATACGTTGAAGAAGAATTTACCGCCTTCTGTAAGAACCAACAATTAAAATCAGCCCTATTAAATTCAGTTGACCTTCTAAACTCAGGTGACTACGATTCAATTCGTCACTTGATTGATAACGCGTTAAAGTCCGGACAAGATAGGAATATTGGGCACGAATATAATAAGGATATTGAGACCCGTTACCGGGAGGATTATCGCCCCACTATTCCTACTCCTTGGCCTATGCTTAACCAATTAACCCAAGGAGGATTTGGTCCTGGTGATTTAGGTATTGTATTCGGTAATCCCGGAGGAGGTAAGTCTTGGATGATGGTTGCAATGGCAGCTCACGCAGTTAAGATGGGTTATAACGTTGTTTATTATACTTTGGAATTAGGTCAGGATTATGTTGGTAAACGATTTGACTGTTACTTTACCGGTCACTCGATCGAAGAAGTTCAACATCATAGATCAGAGGTTGAGAGCATAGTTGAAGGTCTGGCCGGTAAGTTGATAGTAAAAGAGTATCCGCCTAAGGCAGCCACTGTCGCAACCTTGAAAGCCCACCTTCAGAAGTGTATTGATGCAGACGTTAAACCTGACATGGTTGTAATTGATTATATCGATTACCTCCGTCCGCCTTCCAAGAGATTCACTGAAAGGAAAGACGAGATTGATGATATGTACGTTGCATGTAAGGGTCTTGCCAAAGAATTTAAAGTAACCGTTCTTTCTCCTTCTCAGGTTAACCGAATGGGAGCAAAAGACGATATTATTGAAGGAGATAAGGCAGCAGGTTCATATGATAAGATCATGGTTGCCGACTTCTGTTTATCGTTATCCAGAAAGAAAGAAGATAAGGTTCATGGAACAGGCCGAGTACACGTTATGAAGAATCGTTACGGGATGGACGGTATGACCTTCGGAGCAAAGATCGATACCAACAACGGTCACATCGAACTTACAGAAGATATGCCTACCTACGAAGATACCACTTCTAACACAACCTCTACGTTTTCCCAGGTAGACAGCTTCGATAAACGAGAGCTTGCAAAAAAATTCATGCAACTTTCATCTTTTTCTTAAAAAAACAAGGAATTTTCAATAAAAACTGGCTAGTTATTAAATACACTATAGATTAAACAAATGGACATTTCAACAAGAATTTTATCAGACATTACGGTTTTTATGAAATATGCGAAGTACCAACCGCATTTGAACCGAAGAGAAACATGGCACGAGTTGGTTACAAGAAACAAAGAGATGCATCAAAAGAAGTACCCTGTATTAGCAGAGGAAATTGAAGCAGCTTACAAGTACGTTTACGACAAAAAGGTTTTACCTTCAATGAGATCGATGCAATTTGCCGGTCGTCCTATCGAAGTGAATCCTGCTCGTATTTACAACTGTGCTTTCTTACCAATCGATGATTGGAGAGCATTCGGTGAAGTAATGTTCTTGTTACTAGGAGGAACCGGAGTTGGTTATTCAGTACAACACGACCACATCGAAAAGCTTCCTGAAATTAGAAAGCCTAAACAGCACCGCAAGAAAAGATTCTTAATCGGAGATTCTATTGAAGGATGGGCCGATGCAGTTAAGGTTCTAATGAAATCTTATTTCTCAGGAACTTCCTCTATTGATTTTGATTTCTCGGATATCAGACCAAAAGGAGCAAGATTGATTACTGCCGGCGGAAAAGCACCAGGACCAGGACCTTTGAGAGAATGTTTGGTTAAGTTGCAAGGTATCTTAGATACTAAGGAAGATGGTGAGAAGCTAACTACTATCGAAGTTCACGATATGGTTTGCCATATTGCAGATGCAGTATTGGCCGGCGGTATTAGAAGAGCTGCTTTGATCTGTTTGTTCTCTCCTGACGATGATGAGATGATTTCTTGTAAGTCTGGTGCTTGGTGGGAATTAAATCCTCAGCGTGGAAGAGCTAACAACTCAGCCGTTCTATTAAGATCAATTACTGAGAAGGAACAATTCCAGGATATTTGGAGAAGAATCGAAGCATCAGGAGCAGGTGAACCTGGAATCTACTTTACTAATAATGTTGAGTGGGGAACTAACCCATGCTGTGAGATTGCTTTGAAGCCTTTCCAATTCTGTAACTTATGTGAAGTAAATGTTTCGGATATCGAGTCTCAAGAGGATTTAAATGGTCGAGTGAAGGCAGCATCCTTAATCGGAACTTTACAGGCAGGTTATTCTGATTTCCATTACCTAAGAGAAGTTTGGAAAAGAACAACTGAGAAAGAAGCTTTGATCGGAGTATCAATGACCGGTATCGGCTCAGGAGTTGTTACTCACTGGACTTACAGCATGACCGAAGCAGCAGAAATAGTAAAAGCTGAGAATGAAAGGGTTGCTAAGATTCTAGGAATCAATTGTGCCGCCAGATGTACTACAGTTAAGCCTGCAGGCACAACCTCTCTAGCACTTGGAACCTCTAGTGGAATTCATGCATGGCACAATGACTACTACCTAAGAAGAGTAAGAGTAGGAAAGAATGAAGCAATTTATTCTTATTTGAGTAAGCACCACCCAGAACTGCTGGAAGATGATAAGTTCCGCCCTCACGATACTGCAATCATTACAGTGCCTCAAAAGGCTCCAGAAGGTGCAATCTTGAGAACAGAATCACCTTTTGATCTTTTAGAAAGAGTAAAGCAGGTAACTAAGGAGTGGATTAAGCCCGGTCACCGCAAAGGAAACAATACTCACAACGTCTCTGCCACAATCTCTATTAAAAATGATGAGTGGGATACAGTTGGAGAATGGATGTGGGAGAATAGAAAGTTCTATAACGGCCTTTCAGTATTACCTTACGATGGACACAGCTACGTTCAGGCGCCCTTTACTGATTGTACTAAGGAAGAATATGAAGCGTTGATCGAAACTCTAAAAGAAGTTGACCTAAGTAAGGTTATTGAGTTAGAAGATATGACTGATTTAGCAGGAGAAGCTGCCTGTGCCGGTGGTGCTTGCGAAATCAAATAAACTTAATCGAAAAAATTTAAGAAAGGGCCTGTTAACGCAGGCCTTTTTCTATTTATAACAGAATCTATGAGAGTTCTCATACTAACCTGTCTACTATTTATAACCAATCTATCTCTTGGTCAGATTAGAATAGATAAGGCAGGCAACGGATGGGATCTAAAAATAGATTCAGCATTACAGTTAATCAAAAAAACCGATATTGAAAAGTATCAACTGATTGACAGCGTTTGTGAGAGAGTAGAGTTCTGGTCTTCCGGTTTTTCTTCTAATGAGGGAAGTTATGGAAATAAAGGAACGATACTAGTTGCCGTTAAGGATGTGCAGTTAAATTCGATTAACAACCTCGCAGTAGTGTTGGTTCATGAGAGTTTGCATCTACACGTTTTACAGAAAGGGTACGTCATAATTCCTGAACAAGAGGAAGCATGGTGTTACAGGTATGAGCTTGACTTCATTGACAAGTTACCTAATCCTGAACCTTGGTTAAAACAGCATGCAATAACTCAATTAACTAATATACAAAAATGAAAAAACTAATCGCATTCCTTTTAACGGCCTTAGCCGTTTTCGGAGTATCGGCACAATCAGCAGCAACATCACCTGGAACAGGGCACTGGGTGGTAATTGATTCTGGTTATCAAGTAGCAACCACTACTGTTGGACAGACTGTTGCCCCTTTACACTTCTACAATACTTCTACATCTGAAAAGATTACAGGTATGCAGTACAGAGTATTTTATGATAACACTGCATTTACAGCAGCTGTTCCTTCATTAAAGATCTCTGCTACTGATCAATACCTTCAGTATGTAGATAGTAACACTCAAGGATTTTTGACTGTTACCTTGGTTTACACAGGAACCAGTTCTACATTCAACTATTCAAATGGTGCTACTTTTGATCTTACCTTCACTCATGCTGGTAGTGCAACATGGAACACTTTGGATTCTATTAAGACTTTAAAAGTTACTGGTGTTAAATCATTTGCTAACAAAGCAGCTACTAACTGGGGTAACGATACTACATTGGTAGTTTATTCTTATGGTGGTCGTTTCAACCAAAAGGTGTTACGATTTGCTGCTAAGTTTAAAAACGTTACTGGTTCAGATGCTAAGAACTTATGGGTATCTTTAGAAAAGAAAGCCCCTTCAGGATCTTGGACTCAAGTAGAAGCTAAAGCAACTAACTCTAGTGGTGTTGTAGTATTTAGAAAATTCTTAGATACT